CAGGCTTTGCAATAATGGATGCTGCAGAATAAGTGAATTGTTAGAACAACCAACAAACCCGGCCATGTGTCGGGTTTTTCCGTTTCTGGGGTCAGCAAATCGCTGGCCCTTTTTTATGGGGCCAACAAATGGCAGTTATTACCTATACGGCCAAACGCGAGATTTCTGGCGGCAGAACGCTTGGCAACAGCTACAAATTTGAAATCGGTTTGAAAAAGTACGACTACGGCCGGTCGCGCCAGGTGCGCGAAAACATTTCGCTGTCCGGGAATAAGTTCACAACATTTCACCGTGTTGATTTAACTCGTAGCTGCCAAACCGTGCCGTTTTCTAGCCCTGTCGTCGTCACACAAATGATCGAGTTTATGGCAAGCACCGAAGGCGGCGAGGCATTTTACATTGATGAGTTAGGCACCATTGCATCCCCGGTATTCGATGAGACGTGCGAATTAAAGGGAGATTACAAAGTTTCAAGGGTCGGCAGAGCCGATCGCTATCAAATAGATTTTGAGGTAATCATTTCGTGAGATCAGACAATTCAGCATTCAGCACCGTCAACAAGGCTCGCAATCGCGAGCTTTTTTTTGTTGTAGAGATGGCCTTTGATCTGGCCAACACAGATCTGCTCTATCTCACATTTGATACAACTCCGGGGCTATCAGGGGCAAATGTTATCAATGGCTGCTTAGAGTCCATCAGCGGTAGCACCCAAAAAATCAATCCAGACAAAGCGCTCTCAACGATTGGCGCCATGACGTTTTCAGTCATCGACATTGGGCTAACAGATTATCAAAAAGCAAAACTGACATCAGGCAATGGCCTGCGCGGCAAAAGAGCCCGCTTTTATGTGGGTGGTGCGGGGCTGGATTGGACGGCGTTCGTGCTGGCGCAAACACAGATTATAGACAGCGTTGATTTTAAAGATGGCGTTTATACGTTCAAGTGCGCGGACATCCAGCGCCAAATGCGCGTTGATATTTTTGATATGAAGAAAACCGCATTGTCAGGCCATCTTGGAAAATCAGATCTAACGATCCCTGTTTATAGCACGGACGGGTTCTACCGGGTAAAACACCCAGTAAGTCTTGATGGCAGACCAGACGCCCATGGTCAAAAAGTCGGATATATCAAGATAACGCAGGGCGATGATGTAGAGATTATTAGATATACCGGCACAAACACTGGTGAGTTTACCGGGTGTACACGGGGCGTTCTAGGTACTCGGGCTATAGAGATTGCGCTTCCCGTTGATGATGAGGACGTTATCACGACAAACGCCAATAACGCGCCAAAAGTGGAAGAATACGTTTACCTTGAATTACCCGCGCCTATGCTTGCCTATGCGTTGCTAACTGGCTCAATTTACGGTGAGCCAGGTGAATATCTGCCACCGCATTGGCACCTTGGCATATCAACAGACTTTGTAAAAACCTCTGATTTTACGGGCATAGGAACAGACTGGTGGGATCCAACCAACGCCGATTTGGGTGTCGTCGCAGTTATTAAAGGTCAGACAAAAACAGATGGCAAAAAGTTCATTGAAGAACAAATCTATCGAATGCTTGGTGCGTTCTCGCCGGTCTACTCAACGGGTGAATTGGGGTTAAAAAGACTTACTGTCGTGATATCCGCTGGCGGACATGATCGCGCGCTGGATTCGTCAAACATCATCGATTACGGCGAGCTTACGCACGACATGAAATCGGTAATAAACAAAATTGCGATTACGTGGAACTGGGTAGAAACTCGCAAGGCATATACGCGCACTAATATTTTGTTAGATACAGACTCAATTGCAAGGCACGGCGAAAGCGATCCGTTAGAATTAACGCTACGCTGCCTTGAGACGTCAAGACACTCTTACACAACACTTAAAAGCCGGTTCGATTCCCTGCGAGACAGATACGCAGGCCCGCCGCTTCGCCTCAACTTAAAGCTAACGCCAGACCAGAACGACGTGGAAGTTGGCGACATTGTGCGCGTCAATTTGGCGGCAATTCGAGACTATAGCGGTGACACAATAGATGGCTCGCTTGTGCGAAATTTTGAAATACAGCAGGTTTCAACAGACTGGGTGACAGGCGATGTGTCCGTGTCGTTGTTCGGATCAAGCGAACGAGCCGGGGCATTTGCCGGTGATGAGGTTGGAACACCAATTGATAGTTCGTTTTACTACAGCGAAGGCACCGAAATAAACGCAACCAATTTTCCCGGCAAAGTTTCAAGCGCTGGCGGGATCACCACGGTACTCACCAATTTTACGCTCGCTGGTTCAACTGATCTAAATAGCGCTGCCTCAATTTTCTATGTGAATGAGAATTTAAGCGTTCCTGACGGGAAGGTTATTTTTGGAACAGGAAACGTGCAGCTACGCGTAGCAGGCGAGGCGTTAATAAATGGCGGGATTGACCTGAGGGGCGGTGGCAATGCAGGCGGTACACCCGGTGCCGATGTGGCTAACGGATGGATTGGTAGGTCATATTCTCAACCGGGACTGAGATATAACACTACGCCAGGCAACCTTAATACAGGCGGCTCAGGATTTGCGCGAGGACTTCATACGGCAACGCCAGAAATCGCCCTAGAAATTGTTAACGATGCAATTGTTGGATTGCCCTCTGATATTACAGGTCAGCCTGGGCAATCGGGTGGCGAGTCCTACAAGTACATATCTAACACGTCTACCAAGGTTAGTAGCGCAACCGGCGGCAATGGCGGCGCGGGCGGGGGCGGAATTGCCATAATTGCCACAGGCATCGACTTTGGTGCAAACGGCTACATTGATACAAGTGGTGCAGACGGTACGGCAGGTTCGTCTTTTGTAGATGGATCGCGCACCATATACGGCGGCAGAGGTGCTGGTGGCGCGCCCGGCTCAATCTACTTCATACTTACCGACGAAAACGGGGCGAGACCACAAATAGACAACAGCAGACAGCGTTGTTACTACGGCAGCGCAGATGCAAGCGGTTATTCCGCTTTAATTGATCCAGATTTATTCAAAACCCGGCATCCAAAAATATCTGATGCGCCAACCGGTGCAATATCGGGTTTTGAATCAGAAACAGAGTGGTACGCCACCGTTTTGCCATCACGCCCGTCGCCAGATCACACAACTAACCTGTACTATGCGTGGACAAAATTAGCATTTTTGGCTGGGTATGTGCCAGCTGTTGAAGACGTTCCAAAAAACAGCGCAGATGTTGTGTCGTTCACGCTCACAGAATACACAAACACCCCGCCAAGTCAAAAAGCCGATCTCTCAACAATCGAGGTCTCTGTAACGGGGCCATCAGATCCAAACTACAGCTATGCATTTATACAGTACAAAATTGGACTTAATGATCCATGGCTTGACGCTGGGCCAGCCTCACCCGAAGCCGTGTTTGTTGTACCAAGTGATGGCACTACCTATTACGCGAGAGCCTTAGCAGTATCAAAAAGCGGTGCCAGATCACCGACGGGGCCAATTGATAACATTACCGTCGCCAATGTAATTAACGACCCAGACACGGCTGCGCCAACTGTTCTGACGTTTGACGCGATTACTGTTTACTCAGAGTCAGGTGGCGCAACGTTCACGGGTAAAGATGCAAAGTTCAATTGGAATGACGACAACTCGTTAAAGTCTTATTTTTTGAATTACCAAATCGAAATCTTGGATGGTTCATCGAATTTGATGCGCACGGAAACCACAACAGATCCATTCTACGTTTACACATACGAGAAAAACAAAGAAGATTACAAAGCATTCCATTCGACTGATGGTGCAAACCGGGCGTTTTCAATACGTGTCACTGTGCTTGGGCGGGTCGAAGTAACCGGCGGTCAGTATGCGGGTCCATCCTATACTTTGCCGGTTAGCAACCCAGCGCCTGCGGCAGTAGGCTCACTCGTTATATCTCCCGGCTATGGCGTTGTCTATGTCGGCGGCACAAACCCAACGGATCTGGATTTTACTCAGTTTGCAATACACGTAAGCGCAACACCTGGGTTTACTGCATCGCCATCAACATTGGTAGGCTATGCAACCAGGTTGCCGATAACCATCGCAGCAGATGCGGCAGGCAATAAGCTATCTGACGGCGGTCAGTATTACATAAGGATTGAGTCATGGGATGAGTTTGGCGCGGGCGGCATTACGACAGACTATAGCGCGCTAATGCTTGGCATACCTGCAGGCACTGAAATACCTGTCGGCGAGGTGTTGACCGTGGACGGCCGTATTATTGCCGATGCGAGCGCAGACCCATATAGCGTGACGTTAGGCCCGCATAACATTGATGGTCGCGCCGCTTTGTTCGCGTTTGAAAACACGACCACTGGGACGCCGCTAGTCGCTTTTTATGAAGATGGAGACGCCGTTTTTGCTGGCAAAATTGTCGTGTCTGGCGGATCAACAGGCATCAGTTCGTTTTCTGATGCAGGGGCTTTGGCGACACAGAACAGCGTTGCCTGGGATACAGACGTATCGGGCAAGCCAAATAGTCTGCTTCAACTTGACCCTGGCGCGGCTTCAGAGTTGGCTTCAAAAGCATCAACATTCAGACAATCTACTCAGCCGTCCAGCGGCATTTCAGGCGATATATGGTATGACACAATAAACGAAATATTGTACCGCCGCAGCGGTTCAAGCTGGTACGAAATAGCGAATATGACAGACTGGGGAAACCTTTCAGGCTACGGCAAGCCTGACAGTTTTGCAGACGTCACTAGCGCCAACACTTCATACGATACAGATCGTGTTAACGGGACGGCTGCGGCAACAGTGGACGCAGGCGCTAGTCGTGCAAACGCTGGACTAAACAGCAGCGGCGAAGCTACCAAGCTAATTAAGTCTGTCAATCTGCCCACGTCAGGAATGAGCACGGGCTTGAATATGTCGGGGCAATATATGGGGTACTATAACGCAGGCTGGAAAACGTACATAAAAAACGATGGAACTTTCTATTTTGCAGGCAATGGGGGTAATTATATACAGTGGAATGGCTCAGTGCTTTCCGTGCGTGGCGATGTTGTCGCAACGTCTGTTACGTCTGGCGCGATTAACGGGCAGACAATCACAGGCGTAACTGTAACGGGATCGACGCTAAAGACGGCTACGGGAACTGGTAAGCGTATCGAGGCCCGATCAAGTGATAATACGCTCAGTTTGTATGACTCTATAAACGTTGCGCGTGTAATTTTGGACACTAACGCTACAAGTGAGAACTATGGGTACATCTCAGTTCTAACTAAAGTGAATGAGTACGGCATAATTTCTCGCGGCGCGGGGAAAGCTGGCGTGTTCGGCGAGGGGTCAAATTACGGCGTTAAAGGTGTTGGGACTCACACCGATAGCAGTGGAGTATATGGGGTATCAATCCCCAGTCGAGGTGGGCGTTTTGTAACAAGTTATGGTCCAGAGGCGTTGTGGGCTGAAGTTGGAGGCATAAGCTCATCAACATCCACAGCTTTACGAGCGACAGCTAAAGCGGGGTTCGGTGTGCTTGCTGCTAGCACAGGGAACCACGGAATTATCAGCTATGGTGCGGGTGGTAAATACGATTTCTACGCAGACGGGGCAGGTACAGACTTTGGCCCGTTCACAGGCGCGCATGATGCTTTAATGCTAAAAACGGAAACGCTGTCAGTAACAGGCGATATTGTCGCGGTAACAGGGATCGCGGCAAAGCGCAACGTGTCAAACATCACAATGTTTGTAGAGCCTTCGGCAATTGCTGAAAGCGCTGCTGCTTATGGCGTCATAGCGAGCCGGGGTGATCTTGGCGACTATGTGCCTAATGGCGAGTTTGGGTGTATAGGCGTGTCGGGGCTAAAGAATCTGACAGAAGCCGAATATAACGCATTGCAAATCACGCATGACCTACTTGCTGTAAACGGCGTGGGCGAAGGTCAAATCAACGTCTGCTCGGCTAATGGTGATTTTGAAGTAGGCGACTTTATTTGTACGTCAACAGTCGCAGGTAAAGGCCAGCGTTATGACGGTAATGATATGAGAGTTGTTGTTGCCAAGGCTCTTGAGCCTGTCGACTGGTCAGCGGAAACAGAAACGACTAAGATGATTGCTTGTATTTATATGTGCTCATAATCACCAATGGCAGTTTGCACGGACTGGCTTGAAGTTCAGCAGCGAGTTCTGTCTAATTCTTAAGGGGTAGTCGCCGGCCTCTCCCGGCTGTCACATCCTTATGCAGTTGTCGCGCCCATTTTAGCATCCTTACGGGTGGGTGGGCGCATTATACACAACCCAATTCAGCGCGCTAGCCGCCTTTTGTGCTTTTAATGTTCGCGCGATGGTATTAAGTCGCGTCTAAACGAATAAAGTTTAGTGCCAACGACTACCATATCTTTTTGCAGCCACTGCGTGACCTGGGGTGGCAAAACACCTTGCTTCTCTGCAAATCTTCTCTGATTCCCTGCAAAAAACTTATTGATATAGGTTTCTAATCTTAACGATCCTTTTATGTTGTAATAGTTATCCATAAATTCATCGTAAGTGAACCATCCCTTTATGCTGAATTCACGCTGATCAGCATCAGCAACAAAGCTGTCGGCCATTCTACAAATCTGCTCGAATTTGAACTTGCTTGTTCTGTGCGGCTTACAAAACAAAGGCCATACATAATAACCGTCTTCAGCTTTAACGAGCCTGAACGCTTCATTTTCTGCGTCAGTGTACGAAATATCAAAAGTATAAATGTTCAGTATTTGCGCTTTGATTTGTTCGTTTAAAATTTCTAAGTCTTTCATGTCAATCACCATAAAACAGAGTATGCGGCCATTTCTGACCGCCATGTAAATTAGATGCTTCTTGATAGCTCAAGTAACGCTTTGTAGTTGTTGATTCTTTGTAATCTAACTTCATCCGAATCAATGGTGTTGTTCGCGTCTGCAATCTTTTTCTCTTCTTCCTTAATTGACCACTCTATATCTGATTCGCTGCTGTAAAACTCGTCATTAATATCGCAAGGACTGAATTTATTGGCAATTTCAAGAGTCATGTCTAACCAAGCTCCATTTACTTCAACTTTACCGTTTTTAATTTCCATCATATTCACCATCTTGTTTCGCTGTAGAGTTATTCCCAGACCGTGAATATATAGTATAACACTTTACTATTAATGTAAAGCGAAAGGCTTTATTAAATTGATTATTTAAAGGGCGCCATGCCAATCAGCGCATGCAGTGCAATCGGTGCGCACTTCGCACCATTCCTATGGTTTCCGTTCAGTCTCGGGCGCAGGCAGTGGATATAGAGCGATTCAAGCCTGTCCAACACTTCAATCGCGCACGGCACAAACGCATATCTGTCAAACCGCTTATCTGTGTGCTGTCCGATCCGAGAGTAAACGTTCACCGCCTGGCCGACATAAACAACCTCATCGCCGTCGAGCAAGAAATAAACCCCGCTCGCTTTTGCCCACGGCAAAGCTGCACGCGCTATCTCATCATTGCGCAGCAAAGCCTTTGCGCCCACGGCAGCCGAAACGGCATTCATGGTTTCCATGCGTTGCAGTGCGGCTAGTCGCGCTTCCATGTCGGATATCTGCTTTCTCAGTCCGTCAGCGTATTTCAAAGCATCCTGTCTCGTGGCTTTTTCGGCTTCACGCCTTGCACGGCGTGTGGCGTGTGCCTTTGCGGCTATCGCCTTGCGTTCTTCCGGCGTCTTGTTTTGCATCGGATTCATCATTCCTCCCGCGCCTAACAAGGCGCATCAACGGACTAGCCGTTGTGCTTGGGGTTATGCACTAAAAACCCTAGTTCTCGCGGCTATTAGCCTGTCAAGTTGGCGTTCCGTAAGGTCTAATGCATGATCAGTATTAATCCCACTAATTTTCCTCCCTCGCCAGTTACTAGCGTGTTCCAGCCATCCAGGGGATACTATTTTCAAATCCACTCGGTCGATGTATGACGCTAATAACTTAGGGTAGGTTAGGTCTTTATCACACCAGACAAAAATCGCATTAATAGGGGATTCCTTCATCTGTTTTGTCGTTATCCCAGATTGCCGTAACATTTTCTTCTCCAATAAATTCGCATGACAAGGCGCGTACACCACGGATGAGCTTTCTAAGATACTTAGTCCGCACTTACGGTTTTTTGACATCTAAAATGCTATGTAGTCCTTCTGCTTCAGCCTCTATGTAAGCAGGCGATCCAATATCGTAAATTAAATCATCACGCCTTGCCCAATATGCTGCTTCTATCCAACCAGCCTCGTACGCTTTCGATAGCAAGTCTCTTGTGTTATCTCCTCGGATACTCTTAAGCGCTTTTTCAATGGTGAGTTGTTTTTTTTGGTTTTCTATTTCATTTATTGTTTTTTTGTCTGTTTTTAAAAGAGCTAAGCAAAAGAAAGTTTGGGCAGCGATGATACATATCAAAGCCAATAAAACTACTGTATTCACCTTAATCCTCCTAATAAACTCGTATAACAATTTATTCTTTCGGACAGCTACGCTGACGCAAAATAGAAAGGTTATGTGTTTAAATGTCGGCTAAATATATAGCCTGCTTTCCTGAAAAAATGTTCATGGCTTGCGTTTCCGTGGATCATTTCTAAATGTCTCTTACTATGCGGGTCAAATTTAGTTTTATTAACTCGCTCGAATCGTTTAATTACTCGCAACCCGTCTGTTTTAGATTGCCATTTTTCATCAATCCAAATTGGTTCACGCGCTTTATTTATAGCCTTTAGCATAGCTCTTACATATCTTTTACGTTCGCTATAAAACCACATAAATCACCTTTTAAATTAAAAAACACATAACAACCCGCACCAACGGACAAGCCGTTGTGCTTGGGGTTATTTTGGTGGCAGCGTGCCGTCATGTACTGCGTTTGCAGCTTTCTCCAACCCCGTCCACATCAGAACTTGCATTAGTGGATGTCCTACGATGTTGTGAAACGGCCAATTTTTGTAAATCTTGCTCATGCTTCTCTCCAGGCCTGCCATGCGGCAGGCAATTGCAGTGGTGGCAGCCAAAACCGCCACATTGATAACATATATATTCTTCGCTCATTATTAACCTCAAAATAACAAAGCAATCAAGCGGACGATCCGCAAAGCTTGGGGTTAACTGCCTTACCCGAAATGCTTTTTAAGCTCGTCAGAATAA